GCACTAACACTTGGGGCCACTGTGGGAGAGCGCATTGAAACACTATCTTGTATAATCCAATAGTTGGGTATGTTCACTTCATCCAAAGGAAGGTTGTAGTATTCATCTTCGTATCGAGTCAATGGAATAAAACGTCCTACTGCCGATGGAGAGATTGAAGCAGACCGTCTTCCAACTTGAAGCAAGCTCACACAATCCTGGGGAAGACGAATAAATCTTTGTTTAAACTTAATGGTCTTAGATGTAAACAGTCCAAAACTTGCATTAATAAAAAAACGAGTCAATGTAACAGGATCTCTGTACAATACATCATACTCCACACCTTCAATCTCTACAATGTTTCCTTCAATCCATGTAGGTAAATCACTTGTAGCATCGACTGTTGTAAGTTTTGTGACTGCACTATATGTGCCTGATGCTGTTCGTGTATCATCTGTGTATATACTTAACTTTACTTCCTTCTGTGCAAACGTAAATGCTTTCTCAGCAAACAACATACGATAATGATGATTAATAATGTCATCTATCTGCTGTGTGTACTCACGATTCGTCGAAGGATCGTAGTCAATAATGTTGGCTATGTATTGTCGGATGTCTTGTAGATTCATGTGTCACCTATAAAAAAGGGCTAGGCTAGACCGAATGGAATAACCTAGCCCATGTAGCATGGAGAATGCCTAGAACTTGGGATAAACGTATACTGTTGCAAAGTTACCAGACTCAGCACCAACAGCAAAAGCAACAATCGGCTTGAAAGAAACAGTCTTAGTTGCACTGCCACCTTCGTTGATTGATACATCTGCATATAGTTCTGCTCGGCCTGCTGTAGAAGAAGCAACAAGCATATCGCCTTGCGCAATACTAGAATCAACATTAGCTGAAATCATTCCACGAATACATACGCGAACATTTGCACCAACTGCTGCAGTAGCGATTGCCACTCCTATACACAAGTTGGTTGCTGCTGTTGAAGTAAGTTGTTTTACAAACAAGATTTTATCACTGTCAGCAGATTTGCTCAAGTCAAGACAAACAAAGTCGCCTGCTGTGATTGCTGCTGATGCAATAAATACTTCTTCGATTCGACGATTTGATGCGTCAACAGAAGAACCTGTAGTCTCTGATGCTTGATCAAGTCGTTGTAATAAGTTTTGAGTAGCCATGATTCACCTCTTATGGATTTCTAGTAGCAAAAGCATTGATAAGGATACCATGTCCAGACAAGTTTGCAGTAGCAAGTTGTGTACGAGTCATGATGTTTGCGGCCATAGCTGCATATCCACTGATGCGCTCAAACTCACCCATTTCAAAGTAAGCATCACGATCAAAATACAATGACATAAGTTTTGAGTTAAGGAACATTGCATCAATAGTACCAACAGCAGCACCATCTGTACTGTAATGCTTTGCTGTAGATGCTGTTGAGTATGTAATAACCGAACCATCCATATCTTCTGCATCTTTTGTCAAGTCAGTTTGTACAAAAGTTCCTGCAAGATTAGGCTCAACATAAACCTTTGCACCATTGAACATAAGTCCAAGTTTACCGGCCATGTCACGTTGCTCTTGAATAGAAGTATAACGCTCTTGCGCAAACAAACTATTCTTGTAAAGCTCGTAGCATCGTGGTGACATAAGGATAATGTCTACCTCTCCTTCTGGAGCATATACTTGAGAATCAATATACAACTTGCTCATTGCACGGAAAAGACGAACAGCATGGTCAGTCTCAGTAGGAAAAGCAGATGGGCAATCTACATATTGGTTTTGGAATGTATCTGTATATGTAGCTTTATCAAGTCCACCAACAAGTCCTTCTTGACGACCAAATGGTTGACATCCAAACCAACCAGTTGCTCCTTTAGGAGACAAGGTTTGAAGTTCAGAAAGAATAGTAGATTCGTTGTTTACGATTTGCTTACAAAACTCACGTTGCAACATACCCATTACAGACTTAAGACGAGCTTCTGCAATATTAATTACAGCACGATCACCTTTGTTGGATAGTTGTTCTTTCTCAGTGATTACTACAGGAGCAATAAAATCACACCAGTTGTATTCAGTCTGACGAAGAGGATCTTTGACTGCAAGATTTACAGACTCGTATCCGCTAGAAAGCTGAGTAATCATTGAATGTTCAGTCATAATAGCAGGGCAGTTTACCTTGCTACCACCATCACTCTCGATAACTGCTCCGTGACTACGGATTGCATCAAGCAATGGAATGTTTTTAAATGTATTGTCTACCTCACGATCTTTCAAGATACGCAGGGTTGACGCTAGAATGTCGGGTTGGATTGCCATGATAGGCTCCTACGCTAAAGGTTTGTATCTATCGCCTCGTATCCTCGTGGGGGAGTTGTTTCAACGTGTCCTGTTTTCAGGGGAATCCACAATGCGACATGATTATTGTATAACATATTTATTTCTGTTGTTTAAGTAAATGTTGGTACAAGTCAGCAGCTCTCATTTTTGTAGCACCTTTGGGTACTGTTGCACCCTTGTTCTGACCTACTCCTACTTTGAGTCCACTTGCCTTTGCAGCGTTCTTAAACGCAAGTGCTTGTATCTGTTTTCGCTCAGATACACTATGACTTCTTCTTCCTTTTACAATCCAGTACGCATCTTGTAGTGACAAAGATTCATTGTCAAGCAATGTTTGACGTACCTCTGTTTTCAATGCTTCATCTGTTTGTAAATCTGGATGATTGTTCATAAAAGACTGTACCTTGGTTTGCGCACTTGCTTTCATCTGTTGCTCTGCCATAGGCTGCAACACAGATTGCAAACGTTCAGCCACAATCTTATTCACATATCGTTCAAATGATGCTGTATCATATGGATCAAAATCACCAGTATCTTGTTTGGCCGCTTCTTGAATCGCTTTGTATGCAGCATTATCTTCTAAACTCATCTTCATTGCTTGAAGATTCTGAGCTTGCTCTTGAAGTTCTTTGCGTTCTGCTGCTAACTCTTGCGTCTTACGTGTATAGTCTGCACGAAGTTGTTGCATTGCTCTTTGGCTTTGGTCATCTGCTTGGTCAAACAACTTGTCCCAAGATTCTCCTTCGCGAAGTCCTTCTGGTTCTGGAGCAGGTTCACCACGCTTCTCTGCTTCATGACGAGCAAGAAGATTTTCTACTCGTTTGTCATAATCATCCTTGTAGTTATCAATAGATGGTCGATCATTTGATGTGACTTCTGGTTGTTCGGAGACTGCGGGAGTGTCCTCCGTAGGAGTCACAGTTTCAAGGTTTGCTGTATTATCGTTGTTCTCTTCTGACATTATACTCTCTGGGCAAATAGTTCTTCGTCCGATACTTCCATACCACCCTCGGGCGCAGGGGCAGATTCCATAGTAACTTCTTCTGTAACTTCTTCTGTTTCACCTTGTGTCAGAAAGTCTTTTAAAGTTTGATCTTTTACCAATCGTTTAATCAATGCTGCAAGTTTAGCCAAATCATTGTCAGATACAATCGCACTGAGCTCCATCTCTACAGGAACACCTGCTTGCTCTGCTACAGTCATGATTGCCATAAGCGCATTCATTAGTTCCTGTGGCATCATTGTCATATCTTCTGTGTACTGTGGCATGGGATTCATTTCACCAAACATAGGCATAATCTCATTGATTACATCTACAACAGCATTAAGCGCACGTGCTGAATACTGGCCTTGTGGGGTCATGATTTCCATTCCTTGTTGTTCGGCAGCATCCATTCCTGCTCCGATCTCTTCTGCTTGCATTAGCATTTCTTGTGGTATTGACATGTTATACTCCTATAATAGTTGTGCAACTTGCTCAGGAGATCCGGGGACTCCTTGTTCTATCGTTGCAGTAGGGGAAGGTTGTTGTTGTGTTTGTGCTAAATCTTGTATTCCTTCAACTTGAGTCTCCAAAAAATCCTCTGGAAGGTCCAGTCTCCGTACGAGTTCTTGTAAAACTTTTTGTTGTGGAACACCCAACTCTATTAAAGTACCGATTGCATTCAGAAAGTCTTGCTTTTTCACGGCCTCTGATACTGGTGTCGCTCCTGCATCTAAAGCGTAAAAGCTAAAATCTCCATCTAAATCATCTGCTCGTACAACCTGTGTCTTCCCATTTATGACAATCACGTCAGGATCATCTTCCAAAAAGATCTTCATCATACTGACATACACAGATGCTGCATACTCAATCATTGCATCACGCTCTCGAGCCAAGCGTCCAATCTCACTTGAACTGTATGATGCCAACGCTGTAATCTCTGTTGCCGTAGCACGTGTGGCTTCACCTCTTGTAAAGGGAGCCATGATAGAACCACGTTGGAAATCATCATTGACCTGACGTATGTATGCTTCTAACTCTGGAGGAACACCTGTATGGGGGACTGCCTGTATCGAGCCACTAAGATTCTGACTTGGACTGAGCTCTGCCTCAATGTATTCACCATCTGCACCCAATGCTAGCTTTGCCATATCCTCATCGGTAAACACACCCTTCTTTACAATCCATTGTCGTGCTGCTCTACGCACCATTGTAGATTGATATGTACGAATAATGTTTGTCTCTTCTACCTGTGAGTAGACTCTGCGAAGTGCTGAATAACCACGCATAGGAACATCAGGCTGACGAGAGAAGAATAAAGGAACCAAAGGAGCCAAAGGATTATTAGCCGCGTCAGTAAATGGTATCTGATCATACTTTTGTACCTCTGTATTCTCACCATCACCAATCTCAATCTCCACACCATCATACAACCACTTATCACCATTCGCGTAATCTGGACTCCACACATACATCTTGTTGTTCTCCAAATCATAAAACTCTACAACCTGAACATACTCAAATGGATTATCTGGTTCTTGACCACTATCATTCAATGCTGACAAGTTTACTGCATACGATGAGTTGTCATGACTATTATCATAATCTAGGAATCGAATCAGCTGATGTGCTGCATACTTCTTGTTCCCATACTTGGCCTTGGCATCCTGTAATGTCATATGGTATCTGTGGCCAACATACTTTTGCTCGGACCAACTTGGTGCATCTGTATCTACAATCACGTCCCATGCTGCAACCGCTGACACACCCACACGTTTAAATGGATCTGGATGCTGTGTCGCATACAGTTTTAAAAAAGCACATGGGTATATCAAAGCAAGTCGTGACACATCCTCTATCTGTGTTCGTATCTTATCAAGGAACGCATTGGATAGGGCTTGAACTTTCTGTGAATCCCCTCTTCCTCGTACATCACCCTTGACAATCACAGAAGGATTGCGAGCATACAACGAGGCTATATAACCTTCAATATATTCATACGCACGTGTTGTTTCAATCAAAATCTGATCAGGCGCGTAGTCCTTGTCCCAATACCTAGTCATATACGCAGCACGAAGTTTCCTGAGCTCTGCCTTTTGGTCATCCCAATATGCTTCATGTTTACTAAATAATGCCTCAGCAATCTTTGCTTTCATTGCGCACTCCTATAAGGTAATCGCATCAATCTTATACGTTTTGCTCGTCGATTGCTAATCATTCTATCCATTAATCCCTGCTTTGCATTGCGAACCATATAACTTGGTATATCTCTTGCACACCTGTAGGCCAATGCCATTGAGTCTGCCAAGTCATCATGCAATCCATTGGGAGCCTCTGGTGCAACCTTATATATAGTCATACTGCGAAGCTCCATCAATGTAGTCATATCCAACCTTGATAACATGTCTGCTGATATCATCTCACGCAAAATCTCATATGCCTCAATCTTACTTTTGGATGAAGTAACCCAATGCTTACCCTCTGCACTATACCAAAGATTGTGATAATCATAGTCAATCAACTTCTGTATCACTACATGTCCATGATTGTTTGACTCACACAACACCATTGCTTCATTATACTTCTGAGCAATGTGCATTATCTTCTCGGAGAACTCTACAGGAGAGATTGTATTACATCTATACTGATACACTACCTCACGGCTAGAACAAGACACAACACAAATGCAGCTATAATCACCACCAACGCCACCTGCAACATCCACTCCAACTGCATAAACATCATCACTGTACACCTTCTTTTCATACACTCGCTCATTACCATCAAAAATAATAGGCTCGATTCGGTCCAACGCATCTGGATCAAAATAGGCAGAACTACCAAATGAGAATGCATCATCAATAGAACCAGGATACTCACGCTTAAACTTGTCAATGCCAATCGTAGCAACCTGATCTCTACGCCATTGTATCTGATCTTCATCCAATCCATACAAGTTTATGAGCTTCTCTTCCTCTTCTGTGTATATCATATCTGTTGGTGCAGGAGTCCGGTAGTTCTGATGTTGCCACCACCAAAAAGTTACAAGCGTCCATCCATTGTCAGGAGCCTCTTTGCACAACTTGTGAAATATATCACCCACTGTATTAGGAGTAGACTCTATCACAATCTGCCCCTTACCTACTGTCGCAACAACCTGTGCCAATACCTCTTCCTGATCTGGGTAGAAAGCAAACTCACTCAAGTGTGCTGCATTCAGTGTAAATGATCTTGTTCCTCCACTAGATCTAGCAGTATACGAAGACAGGCCCGCTTGCGTATCATCAAATATCAAGTCCGTTGTATTGTCTATCGAACAATGACGCTTCAACATCTCAGGCAATCCTGCCAAAAAGTTGTTGTCCATCTTCCGCAAATGCTTTGCAGATCGATCATGAAAACTCAATACACCATACTTAATCGGATTCTTACTGGTATATACTTTCCAAAATGCATACGCCCTCAAAAGAGTACTCACACCAATCTGTCTCGGCTTCACCACAATAATCTTCTTACTGCAACATATCTGCTTCAATAACTGTTCCTGTTCTGGATACAAGTCAAACTGCTTGTACGCACCACTATACTTGTCTTGCACACGCAACAACCGGAAGAACTTTATCGGGTCAGCCAACACCTCCTGCAAATCCTTACGATGCCTTCTAGGAATCTTGTACGATATATATGGTACGCTCATTTATCCTCTACCAGCTTTAAGATGTTCTTCATCTCACCATCATTCGCATTCGTAAACTTACCCTTGACTCCCTTTTTATTACGAAACGTGTCAATCACATACTTAGCAGCATTTACCTTCGCACCATCATTCTGACCATTCTCCATTACTATCTGCAATGTCTTATATGCCTGATCTAAAAGATTGCGCTCTCGAACCTCAGTATCAAACAAAGGCTCATTATACCCGATTATCAATGCTTTAAAATCTGCCTTGGTCTTCCACTGCACCAACGTCTGACGAGCTACACCCACCTCATTCGCTATCTGCTTTAAACTCAAATAACCCTGCGCACATAACAACGCAGCCTTCTTATGCTTCTGTGTAATCTTCATATCATATCCTACTAATCTGTATCTGTATCTCTGGCTCCTGATAATCTGCACAATACCATTTCTGCGCAAGAACTTCAACCACCTGACTGTCATCTTCCCAAACCTGAGCCTGATTACAAGCATCCATTACCAACTTCAAATAGTTATCTACATCCGGCTTGGTTGTCTTCAACACCTTGTCACCTTTACCCAAACGAGCAGGACGCTTACACATAAACTTACAATATATAGCAACCGGAACACCCTTACCAATCTGCTCTCCACGTGTCTCCTCTATCTTCTTTGCTATCACATCTGTTGCCTCCTTCGTCTTTTTCGGAGTATAAGCTCTTCCTACCTTTGTAAATCTCGGCCTACCCTTTGCTACTGGATTCATTCTGACTATAAAAGTCTGTATTTTTGTAGGTGTCGTTCCTTTTTGATCTTCCATTCCTGCTCCATAATCTGCGTACACAGTACCTCCATGCGTGTTTATACTAAATAAATATACCACCCAAAAAGCATCTGCAAAAATAGTATAACAAAAACATGTCCACAATGCCCTAAAACAATCAAAACCTTAAAAAGTCACCCAGATATTTTTGTGTCTCCCCAAGTATAGGCATGTCAAGAGTTTGGGGGGGTACCCCTACCGAACAGTGTTCAGTACTCCGAACAGTGTTCGATAACCTACTCACCAGTAGATAAGTGGCTCATCGTCTTAGGGGGCAATAATCTACTCGTCAGTAGATAAACTGGCTCAAACCTACTCACCAGTAGATAAGTGAGTCATTAACCTACTCGTCGGTAGATAACAGATGTGTGTAACCTACTCGTCAGTAGATAAGTGGCTCATCGTCGAAGGGGGCGATAATCTACTCACTAGTAGAATAGTGTCTGCTAGTAATGGAGAAGGAGCATTTTCCGAACAGTGTTCACTTAGCTCTTAGCTACCTTCCTGCATACTGAACAGTGTTAACTAACGGCACGCTGTAATATACTTGCGAGTAAATAAATAGCTCAAGCGACCTAAATGTAAAACCTTCGAGTCAGTAGATAATAGCTCATGCAAAACCTACTGATAAGAAGATAATGATACTCGTGTTCAAGTTGGTGTTCAAGTGTTCAAAAGACTCGAGAACATATAGAGTCAAATCCCTGCACTAGTCCGTAATGTATCGATTTGAGGATAATCTTTATTAGATAGTACTTGAACAGTAAAAGAGTAAAAAAACGATAATGTAGTATCTAACTATGTTTTCGCTGTTCGCAAACTGTTCACGGCCCGAACAGTAAAACCGTGTGTAACACCACAAAAACAAAAGAATCTGTATAGATCAGTGAACAAAAATATTTTGAGTGAACAAGTATATTTTTATTTATACTCTTGACGTGTATATCAAAATGATTTACAGTAGTAGGGAGAGGTTTTTTTATCTCTCACACACACACCACAAAAGAAGGATAGAAAAATGAAAGGTTATTTTAAAGCATCTCCATTTGTAGATGAAGAAGGAAACGAATCATGGAAAAACTACGGAGGAGTTTTCTTTGATGATGGATATGATTATGATTGGGTAGAAGACCAAATAGGATTAACACAAAAAGAGGCTCATGATCTAGCATCTATCTTAAACAAAAAAATACCTAATAAGACTTTTTGGTATTTAGATATGGATTTGGTTAACCAAATCATCGAAGATTTTAGAACACACACAACAAAAGAAGGATAGAACAATGAAAAAACTACTTATCTATACAAACAAAGACATTACAACGATACATATAGTGGAGGAGGAAAAAGTTTTTGAAACTCTCATGAATCTATTGAAAAATGATCTAAACCCTTATCAGATAGATATAATTAACTCATCGCTTGATCTTGTTATGAAGGATAATGATATATCCTTCGAACTGATATCCATTTTTAACGGGTGTCTATTACCTGAAGGGATCAAACTAACAACACAAAAAACGGAATACTACAATGATTAATACAGCAAACTTACACACAATAGAGAGACACCTCAGAGATACAATAACAAAAGAAGGATACACAAAAGTCTTCGGGACTCTTGATCAGTTTAAAAATATATGGGTCAATGGTACTGTTACTTTATCATTTGATCATAGATCAGTACTATTTAAAAAGGATAGTATCGAACTGATAGAACATGGTTTTAAAGGATACGAGTATGTCATTCAGACACTCAAAAAGAATGAGCTTGCAATACTAACAAAATGGTACGAATCACAAAAATAAATCTATAACCTGAGCATGTTTTAAAACTGCTCACTTCACACACACACACACACCCCAATAAGGAAACAACAATGTTTAACACTATCAAAGCAATAGCAAAATCAAAACACACAGACACACCTTTTATTGTACGTAACCTAGTCAACAAGGGACTCAACAAAGCAATAACAAAAGCACTGAAATATAAAGAGACTCTTGTATTATACAAGGGTATCTCTCTTCTTGATAATGAGACTCCTATCATGATTGTTATGTCAGGATTCACGAAAGATTCTAGCAATGTAAAAACCGGGGGCTTAGTACAACTGTATATCCTACCTGTACACGAAACACCCAAGGATACATACTTCGGTACATACAAAAAAGGTGGTATAGTACCATCAAGACTATCTGTATGTGGTGATTGTAAGTATAACGGGAACAATGGTTGCTATGTTCGTTGGGCTACACTTGGAAGTATTTGGAAGGCCGCAAAAGATCAACCCGCTATACCTACCACATTAACAAGAGAGTTTCTCAAGGGTCTCCGTGTACGAGTTGGTGCAGCCGGGGATCCTGCTGCTGTCCCTGCTTCGGTATGGAATAAGATCCTCGGATCATGTGAAAACTTTACAGGATATACACACCAATGGAACAAACCACAGTTTCAAAACCTGCAAGATTTATTTGTTGCAAGTGTAGATAACGCGCGCGAAAATGAAAAGGCGCGTGCTCTTGGTTGGTCTACATTCTTTGTTACTGACAACGAAGAAGAAGCAAAGAATGAAGGGATAAGATGCCTAGCCAGTGCAGGCAAGTCCGATACACACGGACTCCCTACAACGTGTGCAACTTGTATGTTATGCAATGGTCAAAGCCGAAAGCAAAAGACAATAACCGAAGTGTTGCACGGTGCTACCAATACACAACACAAAGCACGTATAGCAAGAACCGCATAACAAGATTCAAACCTGATCACGTTGTTAAACTGATCGACTTATCACACAAACTAACAGGATATACCATGCATGATTTAATCTTATTCTCACAATCAATCTTTAAACCTACCCTTATCTTTTTTACATTTTGGATAGTGTGCACGGCTACATTAATCACAATCGACAAGATAAAAAAATGAAACGTGCACCAATAAAAATGATCAAGAGAGTACAACAGATCAACGACCACACAATAACATGTTATCAAATCATATGGAACACGACCGACATAAACACGCCAGTGACTCGAGTATACTTGAGATTAAATGGAGGACTCGGTGTGGTCTGTTATTGTGCTGCGACCAGGTACAAGAAAGAATGCTATCACAAAAAACTTGCGCGAGCTTTTGTGCAAGATGCTTTAAGCTCCGACCGACCGACCGACACACACACCACCGACACAAGAGACCGACCATGACCGACCGACCGACCGACCGACACACCGAACTAACCGACCAACTCGAAGAGCAACAAAAGATTCTGGGCTTTCACTTGCTCACATATGCACGTACGCAAGAAGCGATGACCGACCATATTAAAGAGATGAGACTGGTATCCATTGGTGCGATACATCAAAAGATAATCGACATCAAGCGCAAACTACGTGCGATTGAGGCAACACTATTTCCACCACCACCACCCCCGACCAAAGGAGAGTACGACATGACCATGATATACACACCCACATTTGGAGACACAGACCATGAATAACAACTACTATTTAATAACCATTATGATATATGATGGTGAGTATCAATACACTGATAAAGCAATCCAACAAGTTAACGATACATCTCAAATCAAAAAAGTATTAGAAGACTGGTGTGGCTATGACTTGCTATGGAATGAGTACGGCCGCACATACGTGTGTCCAGTATCAGCTAGAGGATACCAACTCTATCACATTCAAAAGATAGAAGCACAACATCTGCCCATACTACAACAATATATATAGGAGACACCGACCATGACTGAACAACAAAAACAAGAGATTATACAAGAGTTAAAAGACTACATTGATTCTATTCTGAAACCTATCGACAACGAGAAGTTGTTTCCTCTTAAGTATATGATGATGAAATATAACCTAACTCAGGGTAAGGTTTCCTCCGACTTGGGTGTGTCACTCCAAACGATACATAGATGGATACATAATAAATCACGCATCAGTGATGAAAATATAGAGCGTCTTGAACATTTGATGTACCACTATCAGAGAACATTACCTGTTAGTGGGGTGCATGTTACAAGTGAGATGCTTCACAAAAGTTGGGAAAGAATGAACACGCTCTTAAAAGGAGACACCGACCATGAGTAAACGTAAGGCATACATGCTACGAATGGACAAGAAGACATACGAAACATTTCAAACGATAGCGAATGCGAAGGGACTCAATACGTCTGCATGCATACGTCAGGCACTGGGATTATTCATTGCGGATAATCTCATGATGCTCTTAATAAAAGAAGCCGGGTGGGAACAAGAAGACCACCCGGCAACATCACACACACCAGTCAAAACTACAAAAGGAAACAACAATGACTAGTACAAATACAATAACACACTACATCACTACCGACAAACACCAATCAAAAGATATATCTTTTCTGGCAACAAAACATCCTGCTCCTCGAGGACGATGGTGGATAACAAACAAGCTATCCAATGCACAGGTTATCACACTACATGCAGGCGATGATGATGACATGCGACACATCATCATCGATAACATGCGAACAAAGACAAACGCAAAAGGAAAAGAGATTGAGCTTGGCAAAGAAGATGTTCCTTTATTTTGTCCTGTTACATGGGTAACAAAAGAAGGAAACCGACAGTCAGAATCTGTATTGACAGTCAATGCATTCATCTTGGACTTGGATGGTCTTGACGAGCAGACAGCACGTAGTGTGTTCCAACGTCTGGATGGTGTGTGTTATACTGCAACATCATCTTACTCGCAGGGACTCAAGGAAGGATATACATTCCGTTTGATTATCCCTGTGTCACGTCCCATAAAACTAGAGGAGTACACACGTGTCTGGTTTTCCATGCAAAAGTTTTTCCCTGAGAATGACATCCAAACAAAAGACCCTGCTCGGTTCTGGTTCTACCCATGTGCACGTGTTGATCGTGCAGATCAAAAATGGAGCAAGTGTGGAGATGGTGGCGTGATCGACATCGACAAACTACTCAAAGACTATGTACCTACTTATCCAAACGCCACACGCCCACAACCAGTACACACTAGTAGTCCTGTGTCTGTGGATTATACTCCTACTGCTACTGGAGGACAACGATACAAGGTTCTAGCTGTGCCATCCAACTATCCTGTAACAGGTTCAGATGGTAGCACACACCCATTCGAATGGTACATAGATCAATGGCCAAACCTATACAAGCGCAAAGGAAAGTATCAGTGTCATGCTCCAGGTTCCGGCACACTTGGGAGTGCTTTCATTTCCAAATCTACTGATCTGTGGGGTATTGCACGATACCGATTGACATGTGTAAATGAACGTAAAGCACATCTGGATTGCATCACTACAGACAATGGACTTGAGCTTCAATACTCCGATGGTGGAAAGCAATGGCGATACCTTAAGACAGTAGATAATCTCGTGGAAATGATATGGTCTTTGGATCTGGATCTATGGAAGTGTGAGATAAGACAGCGATTATTCTCGAAAGATCAACCGATCAACGATGTGACAGAACTTAGAGTCATGACTGATCTTCGCAAGATGTTCTTCCCTGGTCGACCATTGGAGATCAAGATGGTACAACATGCCATGTCTCTACATGCTGAACAACGTGAATGCAATCCTCTTGTCGATTATCTGAATGGACTAGTATGGGATGGGAACAAGCGCATACATGGTACACTGCACAAGTATCTCAAGTGTGAAGACACCAAGCTCAACCAGATATATTCACGCAAGTGGATGATCGCTGCCGTCGCACGTGCCATAACACCAGGCTGCAAAGTAGATACGATGCCAGTATTCAATGCTCCACAAGGACATGGCAAGGGAACGTTCATTAAAATCATGGCCGGAAGTTGTACCATCACAGGCTATAGTTGGTACAACAGTAGTCCCATAAACATCGGACACAAGGATGGTCAGTCTATCCTGCGCACAGCATGGATGCATGAGATGGCAGAGCTATCCGCAATGCAAAAGAAGGATGCGAATGTTATCAAGAACTTTCTGTCAGATGATACCGATACATTCAGACGCGCGTATGACAAGTACGAAGTGAAGGTAAAACGATCTTCGATAAACTTGGGAAGCGCAAACGATGAAGACGTTGCAATCTTCAAGGATCGTTCTGGTTCACGTCGATACTGGTACATCAAATGTCATGGAAGAGAAGACTACATGTCATTCAATCCAGATGATCTGATCAGTGAACGCGATCAGTTATGGGCAGAGGCTGTGTATGCATTCAAAAGTGGCGAACAATGGTGGCTAACTCCAGATGAGCAAAAGCTATCACGTGAGACAAACCAATCTCACACTGTGACAGGCATACATGACACGCTTATACAAGAGTTTGTGGACGAAAAAGTTGGACAGTATTTCCTCATATCGGATATGATTGAGACAGTCTATCAAGGACGCACAATCAAACCTGTATCCTATCCTAACTTCTATCCTTCTCTACTTGTTCAGCTAGGTTGCGAGCTACAAAATAATGGCAAGCGATGTAGACGAAATGGAGATAACCGTTCTGGATGGTACTACTCCCCAGAACAAGATGACAAACCAATCATTTCATAAACTCCTCAAGACCGGACTCATATCAGAACTCGCTGTGGTGGACATGCTCAACCATCACAGCGAGTCTTTCTTTTCTCTCTTCATGATGCAGGGATTAAAGAATGCACATCTACCCAAGAGCAAGAGCACACCGTATGATGTAGTGTTGGAGATAGGAAACGACATACGTACTATCGAGGTTAAGTCAGCGAACTGTGGTGATCGGTATCCTACATTCTTTGCTGAGATACTACAAACAGCGACCATGGGATATGCAGAGTACTTGGTATATGTTCCCAACTATATTGTATACGTCGACATACCAACAGGCCGACACTACTGGTACAATGGAGATATGTTTGTTGCTGCTGTCAAGTCAATGTACATGCATCGAATCAAAGCTCCAAGAGCAAAGGCTGAAGGAGTTAAGTTTTTAAAAGACTCAACCATACATGGATACATTGGATGTGTCGATCAGATACCGACAAGAGAAGACATCGAAGATCAATACCTATATGTTATCCAACAACGTATGATGGAACCAAAAATACCGACCATATATAAACACGCTCCTTTCCTTCCAAACTTATAGAAGACCAGAACCGACAATACACTTGCCAATATACTCTGAGCACTGAGGAACAATAGCATTACCTAGAGCTCTAAGTCTGTCCACCCTGTTGGGAATCCCATCATCCACTCTACAAACTGGGGATTGAGGCGCATGTCGTTGCCAATAGTTTCCTTCGTATGTCCGATTGCTTTGACTACTTCTATATTTAGACTGGCGTTCCTGTTCCATTCTGATGGTGTCGATGGATTGTTCTTTGCTGTGCTTGCTAATGGTGTAGGCAGTATCCCCTTCCAATGTTTGCGCATGGTGGGAGCAGTCTGGTTTGCTTTTGCTGTTGGTGTAGGCAACATTACTCCATCCTCCAGTATCGCACACCACGTGCTCCGACCTCCCTGCTTGTACCTCTGTGGTCTTTGGTCCGTTGTTGGTGTTGGAAGCATGACCGACAAGGAACCATCGTTTGCGGATATGAGGCGCACCGAACATCCGAGCTGATATAACTTGCCACTCGCATCTGTCATACCCGATTGAGGTAAGCGACCCAACCACTTCTCTTCCTCCTCGAAAAGTGATAGCTGAGACGTTCTCCAACACGATGATTCGTGGTCGTAACTCGCTAATGATTCTGAAACATTCCCACCAAAGACCAGACTTCTTACCATCTAAACCCTCTCCTTTTCCTGCTATGGATATATCTTGACATGGAAAACCAGCACAAAAAATATCAACTGGCTCCAGGTTATGAACACCCACCTCTCGTACATCATCATATATCTTTGCATCAGGCCAATGCTTGCGCAGTATCTTCTGACAAAAAGGATTCTGTTCTATCTGCCAAACTGTTTTGCTGTTGGGTATTGCTCGTTCAAGCCCAAGTTCAAATCCTCCAATACCAGAGAATGCAGATCCTATCTTTACCATAATGCACCAGTGTGTGTGTATTTATTTGTAACACACCTATGCTTTCTTAGCTCGTTTCCCCTGAGACTTTTTACGTATCTTGGTCTTTTTCCCTTTGGCTTTGTAACCACTCTTGTACTTCTTTATTGGCATCCTTACTACCCTCCAAAACAAATAAATACTCTATCCATAATAACACATAATCTTTATCTTTCAGTTGAGACAAAGCACGAAAGAACCATATAAGAGACACAACCGATGGTTGGTTGCGACCCTTCACCCACGCATAGACACTGTTCTGATGTATACCTGCACGTATAGCAACCTTCTTTAACTCACCATGTGCAAGATGACTTTTTAAAAACTTCTTTAACATTGACCAAATCTTCCTTTCTTATGCTGCTTTATCTGCTCAATAAGAAAATGCCCACAACATGCTGTGTTACCAAACTGCTTATGATAAAATACATGGTCCCAAGATAACTTATATTTTTCAATGAGCTCACCAACAAAAGCCATTAACTTATCAAACCTAGGTTTGGGACAATGATAATCTTGGAAGTTCCCTGTTATACAAAGTCCAATGCTGTCATAGTTTTCACCTTTTGTATGAGCACCACGTTTGTTTATATGTCTTCCTGTAGCAATCGAGCCATCCTCAAGACATACAAAATGATAACCTATACCACGCCAACCACGAGCCTTGTGCCACTTGTCAATATCTTCTACTGTTGTAGATACTGGACTTGCACTATGATGGATAATGATTCTACGTATAGCACGCTTACCTCTCGGCATCAAAGTCCTCGCCAATGTCAGCAGCCAACACACCCAACACTTCAAGAAGATCCTTAACAAGTTCTTCTTTTTCTTTGGGAGTAAAACCACCTTGAGCATAGTTTACAAGTTTACCAATCAAAGCAAAAATCTGCACCCATGATGCAGGAGTTATATCAATCTTTGGCATTAGTATTCTCTGTAACTGTAGCCACGAAAACCTTTCGCAGATGGTTTCTTCATTCCACCTTTGCGTACCTTTATTGTACTGTATGCTTTAGGATTTTTTTTGTTAGTTTTTTTACCGTACATGGATCCCCCATATTTGTTAGACATATTATTTTTGCATCCACAACCCATCTTATCTCCTTGTCTTCTTCTTTGCACCAGGTCTTTTTGTTTTTTTACCACTAGGCCAAAGATCTTTGCAAGCCCAATAACCTGCTGTAGTTTGATCAGATTTAGATGAACAGTTATGACGTGCTCGAAAAGATTTTTTTGCAGAATCTGAATAGTTATGTTCGTATCCTTTTGCTCCATACTTTATGAGCTTTTGTCTTCCGGACTTACAACCCAATACTACCTTCTTCTTCTTGCCATATCCAGGTTCTCCTTTACGCAATGCTCTTGGAGAGTTACACTTCATGTTCTTTTTATTTATCTGTTTGGGCATCTTTAATCACTTTTATATCTGTTGATATATCATCAAGTTTTAATGATAGCTTTTCAATGTGGAGCTGATACATGATTCGATCACCATCACACTTTTCCATCATAGTCTTTATTTGTTCAACATACAACTGAGATATATACCAAAGCGCAACACATGCCAATACTGTTGCGCCACCTTGTCCCAAGATTAAACTGATTAGTTTCTCTTTATCCATGACAAACCTCATAAAAAAAATGCCCCTCCCATTATGATGGGAGAGGACTTATAGTTTGATTACGCCCAGTAACGTACAACGTAGTAATCAGTTGTAGATGGTTGTCCACCAAATGTTACTGTAGTATTTCCACCGGAAGAAGCAACAGTATATTCATCAAGATCAGAAGGAGAAGACCCTACCTGCTTTAGCAAAAGACCATTACGATATACAGCAACTCCTGCTTCCCATCCAGATCCAACTTCAGTAGAAAGATTGTATGCTACTGTAGATGCTTGGATTGTAAGGGGATCAAGTTGTGGAGCAAAAGCTACCTTGGGAATAGTTACAGCAGAGTTGGCAAGTTGACCAGTCCCGATTCCTGTGTCAGCAACCTTAAGACCACTTCCACCTTTGGCAAGAGTAGCACCATCAAGATCAACTGTAAGGTTAGAAACAGCAGCAGAACCATTGTATGCTGTCATAGAGATACCATCACCGGCACTCAAAGAATCAAGGTTTGCACCAAGAGCCTTACCAGAAATAGTAGAGTTGGCCAGTTTTGCATTTGCGATTGCATTATTAGCAATGTACAATCCGTTTGTATCTTTTGTAAGACTACCGCCAGATTCACTTTTAAGTTTAAGGTCCAACTTATTAGACGTAAACTGCATACCAGGATTAGTCGCAAGATCAACAGAGATTACATCCGGATCTCCAGATGAATCAATAGCGATACCGTCTCCACCTTGGAAGGTATCTGGTACTTGAGCATCTACATAAGTTTTGATTGCAGCAGCAGTAGCAATCTTAGTAGCAGACGCTGAGCTTGCAAGGTTAGTTTCGATGTCAGATGATAAAAGTTTAGCAAACGCTACTGCACCATTATCAAGTTTGTCTACATTGATAATAGAGTTTACTAACTGATCGCGGACGAGTTGAATAGCCATGGATTCTCCTATAAAGGCTGATACTCTGCAACTAATGTTGTACCAGATGCAGGTATAAATGTTGTTGTGAATGTTCGAGCATCGACTACAGTGATTTCTACCCCTGTTCTCTGTCTCACTCCATTGTAATATATCACCAAACTGTCTGTATTAAATGCCTGAGCAGTGACGAATGTCTGTGTAACACCATTGATTTGTGTACTGACATCTTCTGCTATATTGCCTGTGCCAAAAGCTCCTGAGCTACTACCAAACGCATCTACATTACTAGGGATTGTCATCACACTCTCCAGGTTATCTTGACTTCACGCACGTTGACTGTTCCTGTGTCTGTCTTTACCCATACCTTTGTTGGCCATGTATCTGCTACGTCAATCTCAATCTTGATTACACTACTTGTCATTGTTGCTGTTGTTATACCTGCTGACAATCCAACCTGTGTGTCTCCAATAATACACTTGTCTCCATCTGTGTCTTCAGTAACACGCACTGTCAAACTGTTGGCTCCACTCAAACTATCACCGTATATCCACAACGCAGACAATGTACCACTCAATGTTGGATAGGCTCGATACGAACGCTGAGTAGGAAGTAAATCAAACCCAACAAAACTGGTCCCAACTTGCTCATCATATGTTTCTAATAGCTTGTAGTGTTCCATGTTTATCTCTGTTCATTAAGTTTATCTTCTGTTTGTTTAATCTGCTTTTGGGCATTTCTCAATAATCTTTCCATTATGACATTTCGTTTTGTTGCTTTTACTGGTGTAGCCAAACCCAACATATATAATGCATAAACTATATTCGAACGCATATCAAGGTCTTGTTGATTTAAAGTTTTTGTATACACAGATTCCATTGGAATACGAACTTCACCTTCTCTTCCTTCCATCCTAGGATCTCTTGCAGATGCCATTGATGCTCGCAATGTGTCTTTGTGAAAACGTGTCATTGCAGCAGGAGCTAGACCTGAACGTGAAAATACTTCTGCAAAGGCTGTTAATCCTACAACACGTTGCCAAAGATATAGATTGTATCCTTCATCCAATCCCTTAGATGTTCTAGGAAAATCAAAGTATGTTCCTGCCGGATACAAAATCTCACCCGTTGTTTTGTCTCGTACAGGAGATGTAGTTAATGGTCTTCCTGCTGTTCTGTGTCTAGGCTCCAATCCATACTGTTCTATAACCTCTAACATATTTCCATTTTTATCTGCTTCGTATTGTAACTCTGATGGAAAAGGTATAGGACGTTCTTCTTTACTTGCACGATACCCTTCCATAAGTATACTTAAAAATGGATTCCCACTTATATAAGTTTCACCTGCACTTGTACCTGTAGCTGAAAGTGCTGCACTGACTGAATCCAACAATGACATTTCAAAATCTTGTTGTTCTCTAGTCATTGACTGTATACCTGCTGTCATCATTAATGTAGCACGTGACATTAAATCAAACATAGACACAGATGGATTAACCGGACCACCCATGTAAGAGCTCTGACCTTCTGCACCTCCTTTAAAAAGATTATAGATACGAGAATCCGTTTGCATAGACATTGCTCTATCTTCTGTTTCTTGATTTAATCTGCTTTGTGCTTTTATTAATCCCATCGCAGGATTAAAGTTATCTCCCAACACACCTCGATAAATCGCATTAATAGTCTCTGCACCCATCGTACGCATAAAACTATAAAAATATATCTGTCTAAAATACATGTTCTTTTCAATATCAGATAATGAACCATAGTCCAACATAGAACGTCTGGCTTTCTCAGCAGCATTAGGTATGCTCTCTCCATCTTTCAGAGCTTGCATAAACACATATCTACGCATCTCTGTATCTTGGAACTTAGCAAACTCAGCCCACAAGTTCTTACCTGATGGAGATAAGTTGTCATATATCTTACGTGCCAACGATTTTGGATGGTTGTAATACCGAGCCAATCCATCTACAGTTATACCTGCATCAATCAACAAACGATTAAACTGTGTATCAAGGAAGTCAGCATCTGCACGTGAATACATCACACCTTCATTCAACATTATTTCACGTAACTCACCTGCTGTCATGTTTCGTACTGCACCATCTGATTGTCTAATCAATACTTCTTCAGCAGGAGCAAGCATTACTTTATTAGAATCTATAAAACCTGTAAAAGATTTGTTACCTAGTTTGCGTACTGCGGCAGTAACAATAGGAAGAGGAACCAGCCCACCTCCCGTTGCTAAAGCTGTAAACTTTGCTGCTGTACTTGCTTTCATTGAACCAGAACCCAATGCCGCAAAAAATAAATATGGAGCTGTCATTCGGTTCATACCAAAAAACTTTGTACTTGGTTCTAAAACACCACCCAACATTCTTGCAATAGACCAACGTCTTGTAACATTTACTGCATCAGCAAAGTAGTACCCTGCAAAGTTAGACTGTGGATTTTTGGCTGTTGCAAAACGTGTCTGCAACTCAGATATAAAACGTTTTCCCTTTGTATTGTTTGCAATCTCTACTACTTCGTTCATCATTTTTTGATGCATGTCTCCATAGATTACACCAATATTCCTAGCTCCCATGTACTTTAATCGAGGTTCCATTCTCTTTACATTCTCAAGCATAGTTTCATTGTTTAAACCATACCTTCCAAAGTAGTCATTAATACTTTCTATCTGTTGCGTAAACAATCCATCCATCACACCATCACTGCGCAATGTAAGATTATTCAGATACTGTTTACGCATATCTAATATTAAACCTTCTTCGGAAAGCAAAGTCTTTTCCAACATCTCAAACACTTTGCCTTGTTCTTTTGTCATTCCTTCTTCTGCAAACTTAGAAGAGATTTTGTTTAATACCTCGCGTGATTTTTTTTCGATAGATTCAAACGTATTGCTTTTTAAAATGTTGCTATTGTATAAATCTATAACAAATCCATCCATATCATTTATGATAGGCGTACCGTCTTGGATTACTTTTGTCATATACTTTTCTATAAAAGACGTTTGTACTTTCCTGCTACTGTTCTTCCATATGTCTGCTGCCCATCCATCAAACAATGCTTCTCGAATCTGATGAGTAAATAAATCTATCATCTCATCATCGGCCAATCCTTTACTCTTAGCAAAAGAAAATGTATTTTTTATTTCACTTGTTATCTGTTTTGCAAGTCGTTCTGTAGACCTAAGACCTAATGTGCCATCTACTGCTCGGTCCAAGTTCACAAACATATCTGGAGACTTTGTAATAAAGTTATCAATCTCTACTTTCATATCCATTGCACGTTGTGTCTGAATCATTTTTTTAATAAAAGGCAACACATATGCTTCTTTTCTAAGGGTAGGAACAATCGCAGTAAGTAATGTTGTTTGTTCTAATCCATAGTTTTTTAAACTCTGATCAAGCTCTCGTAACTGTCCAATAACTTCTTTGTAAGTATCAATGGTTAATGGCTTTATGTTTCCTGCTACCCAATAGGGCTGACTTTTATCTATACGAATCAAATCATCAATGTTATCTACCCACCTAGGATCCAATGCTTCTACATCCTTGGGAGATACAAAAAAGTCTTTTATCATGTTCTTCCAAGTTTTAGCCATATATATTTGACGAGATGCTTCTTGCATATTCTCTTGAATAAAATCCACTTGCTCTATTAAATCTTCATACTTTATTTCATCAGGAGATTTACCCAACTCTTGAGCTAAAAAATCTTTTACATTGTCTCGTCCATATGTATCTGACAACTGCACTAACTTTCTAGTAGTAGCAACCTTCTCACTCTTTTGAGTTTGTAATGCTTCTTTCTTTGCAACCTGTTCATCAATACGCTGTTGTAGGTTTTCTAGCTTTGTATCTGTAGCTTGCTTTAACTTCTGATATTTTTCTCCTTCTTCAAGGGTTGCTATTGTATCATACAAAGCATTACGTTCTGCTTTAGCTACTTGACTTAACAACTTTTGAGACTGTTCATATTCATTGATTGTTATATCTACTTTGCCTTTATACTTGTCTTCTACATTAAATAAATCTTTTAACTTTTGTTGATAGATTTCATCTTCTACATCAATACGCTCCATTAAAGCAAACATTTCCTCACGCTCAGGAGCAATAGATTCATCAAGAAACTTACGCATTTCTTTATATTCTTTTACACTTTTATTTATTCGTGCTCTATATTTTGTCTGTGCATTATCTATAACTTCTTGAATCTTTTGTATTTTTGCTGTGTCTTCTTTTCCAAAAGTATTGTACAAACGCTTTCTATCTGCTCTAATCTTTTGTTCCAACAGTTCTTCTGCAACTTCTTTATTGTTTAAAACCATATCATAGGCTTCTTTGTATTCTTTATCAAGAGCTTTTATTTGACGTGCAAGACCAAACCGCTTCTTTGTTTGTGTAGCTTTTGTTGTATAATCTGAAACTACTGTTCTCTGTTTATTACGTAACTCTATAAACTTTCTGCTATATGCTTTGTGTATACGTTCAAGTTCATTGTCTTGTTGTTTTGCTAATCTTTGTCTTGCTGTTGTTGCTGCATCTTCAAACTGATCTATCTTTTGTACGCGAGTATCACCCAGTTTTTGTTGTGCTGCACGTTTATTCATTGATGCAGTAAGTACTTCTTTTTCATAATCTTTTCGTATCTTATTAAAATCTTTCTGGTATGTCTTTGATAATGTGTCTTCTGCAACCTTCATCTTTTTATCAAAATCATCCATCATCTCTACATACTTTTGAGTATGCAGTTCTCTCATTTTTCGAACACTTGATTTATTTCTTAAAAACTCTCTACTGTAATCTCTTTCAATACGATCTAAATCTTTTTGATGCTTTTGAGATAATGTACGTTTAGATGTTTCTAATCTATTTTCAAAGTTACTTACTAACCTTTCAGATTCTTTTGCAAATGCATCATCCATTAATGATTGACGAGTCTCTATTAATGATTCTATTCGAGGTGCATATTGTTTGCTAAAATCTATCTCACCAACAAACTCACTACGAGCTGTAGAATCAATAGCAAGTTCTTCTCCTGTTCGTATATTACCTTCAATCCGCTGTAGATTTATATCCATAGCTTCTTGTTCGTATCTATTAAAAGTGTCTTGGAAATGTTGTTCCGGTCTAACTCCGGAAGGAGGCTGTAATGCTGCACCAACTTTATCTGTAGCTGCACCATGAGCTCGACTTACACTTGTACTCAGTTGTCGCATCGGAGCAGGAACATCATCAGATAATACTTTAAACCATTGACTTATCCTTCCTCCTGTTGCTTGGCTATAATCACCACCTTTTGTTAACAACAATCTTATTGAGTTGGCTATACTCTTTCCCCATATCACAGATGTGGTTGGTGCTTGTCCTGACTTGATTAATGTTTGTCGAAGCGCACCTCTAGGTACTTCTGCTAACTGACCAGTTAATGTACCTGTCTTTATACGCACACCATCTAGTAAGTCCAATGCAAACTCTTCTTTGATTACATTTGTAAGATACTGACTCTCTATAGGATGTAACTTTACCTCTACTCCATTTGCCAACTGTGCTACTTTTTCTTGTAACGATGATGGAAGTTCAAAACCTTTTCTACTTTGCAATCGTAATATTTTTTGTGCAGCAAAAGATTCAAGTATTCCTTCTTGTGTCTCTTCAAAATAAGGTTGTACTTGTTTTGTAAACTTATCCATTAAAGATTTATTCGTAGCCTTTTTATATGATACCGCTACATTTTGGCCCACATAAATCATATCGTCAGGTACGTTCTTTAAAAAGTTATCACGCATCACATCTGATACTGCATTACGCACAGCAGCATATATATGCTTTCCTTCAATAACACTTTTTCTAAAAGAAAGAAGACCTGCTTCATCTAATATATTAAAGTTTTTACCTAGTTTTATGAGCTCATCAGGAGTTAACTGTTGATGTTTTTGTAACTCAAGAATGTCATATGTCTCATCAAAAGTCTTCGAAAACTCTGGAGGAATACCTGACTCACGTGCTTTGTTCCAAACATTTAAATCCTCCATCTTAGATCTATTGATTGCACGTTTAATAATACCTTCATCACGAACAGGTTTTTTTCCTGTAAACATGTTGTCTCTTGTATCATTAGCAACTTGCTTTACTCTTCGTAGTATTATCTTTTCATTTTTACCACCAACAACTGCACCTGAAAATACTTCTTCCATTTTATCAAAAACTTTATATACATCTTCAATCTCTACTTCAGATGCTCCTTTAAAAATCTCTTCTACATAAGAAGTAGATTGATTAGCAAAATCATCTCTAAAAACAAGTTCGCGTGGACCTTTTGTTTTTATCAAATGACGTGCATTCTCATGTGTACCATACTGATCGCCTATGACTTCTGCTGCTTTCTTACGCAATGTAGGTGTGTCAGCTGTACCACCTTGAACCTTTATTTGTGTTTGTAAATCTTTTGCTGTTAACTTTGTCTCTGCACTGCGCAATGCCAAGTCAATCTCTGCACGTGCCGCTGCACTTTGAAATGCTCGAAAAGGATATTTTATTGCTTTACCCACACCGGGTATACCCAATGGAGTAATAGGTATAGGAAGCTCAGTTGCCAATGACATTGCCATAGTAGGTAATGTTCCTTGTGTCATAAAGTAATCAATGCCACTTGCCTTCTCATCTGGGGGCAACATCTGTGCCTGTGTCCTATCAAAAACTCCTTGTCCAGTCAACATATTCGTAAGTATCTGACCACCTGTACCTTCTATTTCTGTCTCTTTAAATCCTGCACCTTTACGTGTTTTTGCTTTGGGCATTGTTTCAAGATTACCTGTTCTAAAATATAATCTAGCATTTTGTCTAGCTCTGTATCCTTCTTGTAATATTTTTACAGCCGGTTCAGCTACAGCAGACAAAGTATTGATTAAACGTAATCCATAATCAAGAGGAGTTTCCATAATCACAGCAGGACTATCTGGTTGTCGACTTACATCAAGTCTTGTTAAAGGACCTCGTTCCTTTACTGCTTGTTCTATCTCTTCTTCTTCTTCTGGAGACAACGTAATAAGATTAAGATTTTGTACACCACGTCCAGCACCTATTTTTTTTAACTTGGCTTTTGTTGTTAAGTCTTTACGAAACTTTTCTGTATCTCTTTCAAACTGATATCGTGCTTCTTCTGTAGTCAACTTTGTAGGCTTACGCTGACGTTCAAATAATGCAGAAGAAACCATTTCACCTGTTGTAGCCTTGCGTACTTTACCTGTTGCAGGATCTTTTATCAATCCCTTTACAGGATCAACAATGTCACTTACTGCAAACGTAGAAGGTAATGGTTCAATAAACTCTCCTGTACCATATCGAATCTTCTTTGTGTCTGCCGCTATCTTTTCCTTACCTTTTGCAAACGCCTCAGAAGGATCCATCCCCATCTTTTCAAAACGCTCACCATATAAATTTGCTGCTCCTTGACCTTCCAGTTTTCCAAGAACATCAAAATAATACTCACGTTCTTTTTCTCCAGGAGTATAGTCTAACTGTGTCTCAGATATTTGTTCTTCTTGCAAACGTTTACGCAATACATCTAGTTCTGAAAAATACTCAAAGTCTCCAATCTCATCTTTTAAACGTTTATCTTCTAGCTCACGTAACTTTCTACGATATATTTCTACAGATGTTTCAGCCATGTTATTTCCCTAATGCTTTGAGTGCCTCAAGATAATCTGGATTCTTTTGTCCATCAACAATCAAAGGATTCGAAGCACGTTGTAATGCCATTGCTCTGCTGTTGTATGCAGCCAATGCTCTTAACTGTTCTTCCGGTTTACCCTCAAACTGTGTTTCTAATCTTGACAATACACTATCATATGATTGTCCATCTACGTATGACTTTCTTCCTTTATCAAACGTTTCATTAAACAATGACAATCCAAACTTTTCAGCTACACCAATGTTTCTTATATCATTGTCACTCTTATCAGATAACTCATAAGCCTTGCGTTCTGTTGCAAAAAACTTTTGCTGCGCAGGAGAAAACTGGCTTGCATCAAACTTCTGCTCTGGCTCTGCAAGATCCCCTGCACGAGCTTTGATTCGTTCTGTGCTTGCCAACTGAGGATTCATTGTAGAGATTCTACGCTTTTGTTGTAGTATATCATACTGACGTTGCAATGCTAAGTCATCGAGCAATACCTGTTCTTCACGTGTTACTGCCAATGGATTATCAATCACAACCTCTTTCAACTTATTGTATGCATCAATAGCTTCTGAAGGAATCTTCTCTTGTTCTTCTGCTGTTATCTCAAAGTCATTACGCAATGCATCAAACACTGGCTGTGCTATTTGACGTAACTCTCTTCCTGCTGACGCATCTCTAGTAGGCAACATCTCTTGCAATACAGGTTCCCTTACTGGCCTGTCAAGTCTGCCAGGTGCAATCGGTCTACGAATGACTCCTTTGTTTAGTTTGTTGCCTGTTTTTGTTAGGTAATAACGACGAACTTGTTCTTGATATACATCTTCAACTTGTTGTGGAGTAAACTGTTTACCCTCAGATAGTTTACCTGCTGTGTTTTTTATACCTAAATCTAGGTCTTTAGGTAGCTCTCCATATAAATATTGCTCTATCAACTGTAAGTCTTCTGTTTTTGCTTTAGGAACCATTTGTCGTAAATCATTCATTATCTGATGTGCAGTATCTGCTTTACGATAAGGCATTAGTTTGTCTCTTGTAGCATCCCTTGTACCAGGTGTAGATATACCATTGCCTGTTCTTTTTGCTTCACTGATATAGTTATTTATACTTGATGCCAAACCACCTTGTTGCGTTATTGCATTAGCTATTGCATTTTCATTTCCAGGTTTACTTTCTAAAACTGTAGCCAAATCACCTACAGCAGTACCTAAGTTATTTTTAAAAATATCATGAGACAAAACGACTCTACCTGCATCATCTTGGGCTTGTGTCATATCTTTATCAAAACCCTCACCAACAACTGCTTCTGCTTTTGCTACCTCCACATCAGAACGAGCTTGATTATACAATGTTCGTTGTCTTCCTTCTTCTCGTTTTATGTCTTCAATGATTAGATCATGAGCATATCTCGATCTTTCTTTAGCATTACGATATTCTCTATTTTGATTCTCCTTTGCTATTTTCATGTCTCCGGTAATCATCTGCTGTCTTGACTTCTCAATGTTCTTTAACATTGTGTCCAACAACTTTTGATCAGACTGTAATACTTTTAAAGCTACATCACGTGCAGCCTGTTCCGACTTATATGTTTGCAATGCTTCTCTATAAGCCATCTCCATAGAACTCTTGATTCGTTCTTCATTGCTTTGTCGATAAGACTGAACAATCCTTCTTGCTACTTCAAAAGACATTAGTATCTCCCTATACCAAACTGTTTCATTATTAACTGTTGTAATAAAGTATCAAAAGGATTTGGAGACATTTCTTGTACTCTCATACTTGATGGAATCATCCCATCTACAAACCTATTTGCATCTCCACCTAAAGACTCATCGGTTGCTCCAGTATTTTCTACTGCTTTCATACCTGCTGACTTTCCAATACCCAACATGTTCTGTGTTCCTTGACTTGTTGCTTGAGCTGCACCTTTTAGATTTTTTATTTGTTTACCATACAACTCTTGTGCCATCTTATTCTCAGCAGTTACTTCTGCTGCACCTGTAACCGCTTCTCCAATACCACCTACTAGTGACAGTGCAGCCTGACGTTCAAGAGCTTTGGCTTGACGTTGTTGCTCTTGCAAACGTGATTGTTCTTCTGCTTGTTGTTGGGCTACTTGAGCATCTCGTTGAGCCACTGCTTGTGATACTTGGCCACGTGCCGCTTGTCCGGCATCTGCCATAGCTTGTTGCTGACGAAACGCTGTACCTTGGCCAATGTCTGCAATGTTTTGTGCCGCACCAAACCTAGCCATAACCTCACGCTCTGCTGCTTGAACAGGACTCATTGCTTGGCTACGGTATAACTCACGCTCACCTTGTGTCATACCCAAAGCATTACGAGCCTGCATACGTTCGAGCTCACGTAGTCTCTTCTCTTGCTCAGGAGTTAACTTCAAGTCTTGTGCAGAACCAAACTGACTGGCTGCTCCAATCCCTCCTTTCAATAGTGCCTTACCTGCACCTGCTAATATTGCGAGTTCTAAACCTGTCATGTGTGCTCCTACATGTAAAAACATTCAAGTGATACTGACCATGATATATTCTGACACATGCCTGATGTGGATGTATTCACTAGTCCTATATTATAGCCTTTTATTTGTGACCCTATATCACGAAGTATAAAACCATTGGTAATCTGTGTTCCGTCTACCAACACATTTAATGTGCTTGTATGAGGCTGTTCAGCTACAAGATGATGCACTGCTACCCCTGCAATCACAGGACTATTTAAAGCAGTATACAATACGGTACTTCCTGTGGTTCCATCGGCATCATTGTTGCTTTGATGAATCATATGCCATTGAAAAAATAATGTACATGGACGTAATATATCAAACGTGATTGCTGTAAAAGGTATTCTCTTTCTATTTGCAGCACTGCTTGTACTTGAAGATGTAAGCCATTTTGAACAATATGATGTTCGGTTTGCAAAAGAACCATTGTTACGACCACCAAATGTACCTGAAATGTTCTCTACTGTATTGGTTGTTGTTGTGTATCTACCTTGCATAAGGTGATGCGTATTAATCCATTTGGCTCCTGTCTGCATATCCGAACCACCCAACTGTTGTTGTTTGTTCTTCATCGCATCCAAGTTACCTCGAACATCTTGAGCATTTAACTGCTCTGTTCCAAAAGTCTTAGGAAAAGTTATGCTCATACTTCCTCCATCAAAAGATAAGCTATGTTGCTATCTCCTATTGTAATCTGATGCGTTGCTGCCGGACTATCCACAAGCTCCCATGCATTTGTAGCTGCACCATTCACAGGAGTAGAGTTGTAAAAGTTTACTACCAAACCTCGACAACGTAAACGTAATCCATAGATTGTATAGTTCTGATCTGCTTTGTACCACCAACACCCATAGCCAGTACGAGCAGGAGGAAAAATAACATTTGGTGCTGGAGCTCCAGAATCGTGCACATATCCATGATTTACAAGTGTACAACCATATGTGTTGTATGTAGCAGCACCATGTGTAGCAGCACTAACCTGTATGTCTTCAAAGTCACTTTGATTAGGAACAGGGACAAACAATCCACCACTAGATAACTTCCACTCCAACCACACTGCCCATCCTACACCATTTCCTCCCGCAAAAAAAGGAGTTGTCGCTGAACCTGCAACAGTATTTTTAAACTGCCAATATACACGTATAATCTTTGCACTATTAAATGCTTGTGTAAAGTTCCATGTATGTACAGTTGTTGGTGAATCATATGGAACATTTGTCTTTGTATTCGCAGGAACAACTGTATTACTTGTTTCATCATCATCTGCCGCTGCAATCAATATGACACCTGACTTTCCTGTTGTACCACTAAGATTAAATGATGGTTGCTCAATACCTTCATTGCGTACATTGTCTCCATCTAATGGAAATGCAGCATTAGCTTCTGTAAATACTTGATTCAGTTCTGTACTTGTTAGCTGTTCTCCACGTTTGGGAGGATTACTATTTGTTATTCTGCTCATCTCCATCTCCCTATAAACAAATGTTGCATGGCCAACAGAGTAAACAAACACTTTGTATTCTCTGTGCTAGATTCAGATACTGAACGAGCTTGTATTGTAGCTTTGTTGGGTGCTCCTGTCATAGGAAAATCACACACCATACGAAATGTTACAACAGGACTTGGAACCTTATATGCATTACATACCTCTACTCCATCAAACAACAATCGTATACTTACACTCTTAGGATTATTTACATAGTATGTATTGTTGTATATGTGAGAAGAAAACTCCCAATGCATCATTCCATCTTTCATATTGGTTACATCAATCTCATCTACTGTAACCCACCCACCATTATATGTATTGTAAGAAGGTCCCCGGAAATCTCCCACTGTTGCACCTGTAGCAGAATCCACAAAAACATTTAAGTCTCCACGTCGAAACAAAGATATAGAATGAAACGCTCTATCCTGTACTGCTGCTTTACCAAACGCACCTGCCGGCATCATTGTTCGATCAATGCCACCATTAAACGATGACTTGTACTCATTGTATCCACGATTAAACTCTTTGTAATCTACAATCGCATTGTCTCTTGGATATGCTTCAGTCCACTTCTTGCTCATACCTTCTTACCTTGTATCACTCGCATACCATTTCCTGTAAAGTCTATGGCATATCCTATCACATGTACATCAGCATTTGTCTCTATCTTCCACTGAAAATGAGAACATGCTGCACTATGAACATCATATCGAATCGTTGTTACCAAAGGTTCTTCCCAGTATGAACCACCATTAAGTACAACTTTATCATATACTACTTGATCTTCAAAGTCTGGCCTTTGCTGACGTAAAGCTTCTGTGAGCTCTTGACTGTTGTAGTTAAAGTCCATGTAATAACTCAAAGATATATCTTGATCTCCACCTGTAGCAATAAACAAATACACGCTATGTATCTTCTTTTTGGTAGATGGATCTCCCATATCCAACCAAGCACTACGCATTATCGAAGTCAACGGAGGATTGTCTGTCATTGTATCTTCTGTGATTGTTGCTCCTGCTGCACGTTTGCGAGACAATACCATAATGCCATGCTCATGATTTGCAGAAACTGAACCGTCATTCATTCCAAACATAACGTCACCTGTAGAGTTTACAAGCAATGGACCAACTGGAATGTTCTCTCGGATTGACCATGCAAGTTTATCTGTATGATACACCAATCCCATATTATTTACAGGACTTCCATCTACAGGAAAATGCACAATGTATTCTCTTCTCTTCTTTGAGTACACAGCAGATGCTTTACATATAGCATCTTTATTAATGCGCTCAAACGTATCACGTAAATGTGGAGTTACATTTTGAACATTGGGATGGTCATTGTAATCTAGGTTTATATTGATACTATATATTCCATCATAACTTAAGAACAAAACACCAAGTCCTTCTACACCTACGATTGTATTGGTTGCTCTTGTTCCTATATACCGCACCAAGTTGGTTGCATTAAAGTTAGGATATGTACCTCGAATGATGTCTATACTATGTTCACGAAATGCCAACAGATTATTAAAATATGAAAACAATCCAGTCAATCCACCACCTTGTCTATGTGAAAGAGTAATAAAGTTTAATGCAGCAAACTGGTCCGGCTTTGCAGGCTGACTATAAAACAACGTCAAGTCATCATCACGCCCACCATCTATAAATAAACAATCTTTGTAACTACCCAAGTATCTACATTTCATTCCAGGAAAAGGTATAGACTCTAACTGTGAAGGTGCTTGACTTCCAAGTCCTGAATCAGGATTGTCATCAATATATAAGTCATCACCATTGTTAGGAATCTCTGCAACAAAATAATATGTATCACCATCAGCACCAACATTTGATGAAAAGTTTTTTGTACGATACACACGTCTAGCAATCACATCATTATTACCTACTGGAATCTCTACAGGAACCGCATACAATAGATTACTTCCTGTAGTTGTCCAAGTGATTGTATTACTCTGTGCACTTAAAGGTGACTCTGCACCTGCTGTGTTTACAAACGAAACTTTATATCTATATTTATTTTCATGGTCTTGTGTAGAAGAACCCAAACCTTTGTTCTTCGGATCATCACCTACAAATGCTGTAGTATAAAACCATATACATACACTGTTTTGACCACTTGCTGCTGCTGTAGGATCTGTTTCTACTTCCCATGCAACAGGAGCAGATGGTGCTGCATCAAATCCCAATGGATACTCTACCAAATAGTTGGATGTAGAATAGTCTGTAATCGGCCACAATCTTGATTTACTTGGCCTGTCATATCCATTGGCATACAATATATATCTACCAAACTGGCAAAACTGTGTACCTATCTCAGATGAACGAGGAAGTGTTCTACCTTCAGACAATGCATTCTTTTTTAATACTCCATCAAAATCATTCAGCTGATACAAAGAACCATTCTGCTCAAACAGTATTGAGTCTTGTGCGCCTTGATGTCTCTGTACATAAAACATACTGTCTACACGATTAATGACGAATGGATCAAAGTCATTGGCTGTACTGTCGTATCTTTCATATCCCAAACGATTAGACCATCCACCAGTGTACTGATCAACTTGAAAGTTTACAAGCTCCTGTAATGTCTCTATCGGCTGAGGATAGTTCTCATGAACACCTTTCAGATTATCTACTTTGCCATTCGTATCTTTCATGGGATTCTCTTTAATGGAGTAAACATCGGTACTGTATCAACACCGGATTCCTTCATAAATCCTTTTACAAATCTTCTAGGCTTTTGTGTCAAGAATCTCTGTTCCATCTTTACAACCTCACGCTCATACTTACGTCGATATATCCCTGCCAATGTAGGATTGTCATGCTTATTTAATACATCCATAAGGCATGCATATGCAAGTATAAGATGATGTGACTGAGGAAGTTCTGGTGTATCTGTGTCTTCTTGCAATCGTGCAGGACGTTTAACATATCGAACAGACAACTCAAAGTCTTCAGATTGACGAGGATACAAACGTAACTGTTGTGCGTATCCCTCAAAATAACTGTACCTTTCTGTCTCCAATACAAATGTTCCATCCTCAAATGCCGTTTGAGTAAAGTTAATGTCTACATTACCACCACCACCAACATCTACTTTTGTTGCTTGATATATGCCTCGGAAGTTGGGAGATGTAGCCGCATCGTATATATATATGCGTCGTGCAAAAGGTATACGAGATGCCAATACAGGCAAAGCTACACGTAACTGTTGAGTATCACTGAGCTGCAACTCAGATGAAAATGGAGACAAACCACTTTCCATCTCATACTTTTGGCCATTCACATCCCACTTTACATACGTTTGTGCTACGCGAACACTACGTGAACCTTGTCCTGCTGATGTCGTATTCGCACTAACACTTGGGGCCACTGTGGGAGAGCGCATTGAAACACTATCTTGTATAATCCAATAGTTGGGTATGTTCACTTCATCCAAAGGAAGGTTGTAG